CTACGCGTTTAATAATATCTGATTCCCATGCGTTAAGACCTTGTTGTTCTGCAAATAAATATAAACTACCGTTATCATTATTGTAATAGCTTGGTGCGTTGTCGGTCACTACTTCAAAATAGTTTTCGATAGTGTCAAACTGATGTTCTTGGCCTTTATCATTCATAATCCAAATATAGCTATTATCTTTTTTAATCACATCGTACACCTTACCAAAAGTAACATTAGCAAAGTGTTTTTCAATACATCTTAACTTCATAAATTATACATTTTTGATATCTCTTCGTTAATACCGTAATCAATTAGGTATCTCCTACCGTTTAGTTGTCCCCAATTAGCTTTATTGTATAGGTCGCAGTTGTTAATATTAAGCTCTTCAATCAATCCTTTGACTAAATCAACATCTGTATAGTCAACTGAGGCGATAGGGTTGTATCGTTTCATTTTTATTATCCCACGTTTGTAACTATAAAGTTCACCTAATATTCCGAGGTCTTTGTATTTATACCAAAGGTTGCGTTCCTGAAGGCATTGCAAGTAGCCCCGTAAACTTATGGGTACTTTAACAACGTGGTGTTTGAATATGAATACTACTCGTGTACTAACTTTAATTTTCATAATTCAAACGCTTTTAATGATTCGGCAAAGTTACCGTTTTCTTTTAATAGTCGTAACATTTCGGCAACAACTTCACGTGTTTCTTGCTGTGCGTCTGCTTTAAGTCTAAGGTTGAAAACGTGTATAAACGATAGCAGTGAACCAGTCCACAAAAAAGTAGTGTTAAGATTTAAAGGTAGTATAGTTCGTGCCTGTTCTTTGCTAACCCCTAAATCAATTAGTTTTTTATAAGCATTTTGGCAAAACTCTTTAACGGCGTATTCAATTTCGTCACAAGCAGATTGTCCATAAAAGTCCAAAGGATCTGCACTGCCTTGTTTACTATCTTTCGATTGTGTTCTCCATTCTTTAATTAGAGTATATGTATCACTGAAATCAACATATCGTCCAGAAATAGAATTTATGCTTGAATTTGGTTCAGGAGGCAAACCTAACTCTAATCCTATCTCGTGCTTTCTTAATTGTCTCTCAACATATATAGGACAATTTATTCTAAACGTTAGTTGTGGATGTCTAAACACTGAGGTGTGTTTGTGCTTCACTAAATAGTTTATCAATCTACTATTCTGCTCCTCTGAATAGTTACTTGCTTTCTTATCAAAAGATACTCTCGCTGCGTCGCATACGGTCGCATCGTTACCGTATACGGATATTAATTCAATTTTACTCATAATTTTTCTATTTCTTGTTTAACTTCTTGCCAATATTCTTTGTGTTGTTCGCATAATTTTACAAATCCACAACTTCTGACTTTTAAAGTCTTTGTATTCAACACCTCATCAACTGCAATAATTGCACATTGTTTAGCAATCTTCCAATTAACTCCAAAATATTGTGAATCATTTTCTATTTCATAAAACTTATGTGTTAATTCTTCTGCTTTCCTTTTTGCTGTCATAACTTAAATTTTAGCTCCCACAAAATAAGCATCCATCCTCATCTTCATCCGCTTCGGGATTGGTTTCTATTTCGGGATTAATTTGTTTCTTTAACTCATAAATCTTTTGAAGTATGTCTCCATCTTTAAAGATGTCACCCGTTAACATTCCTTTCAACTGTTCTATTTCTTCTTTAATTTCCATCGTTATATTTATTATAATATGCTTTTCTAATTAATCTACCTACGTTAATAACGCCGACACGGTTCTCTCTGCGCTTCCACCTATCGATGTCAAACTCTACCGCTATCATCCAACGGTTCCTGTTCTTGTTGTTTCTTGAAATCATAATTTTTCCAGTTCTGTTTTTACGTCTTGCCAATAATCCATTGTTGAATATCTTGTTGTATTAAATGGATTGCTGTGAGGATTTGAATTTATTATCATAACAACTGCAATTAATGCGCATTGTTTGGCAATCTCCCAATCTTTATCCGCGTACTCGTTTGATATAGCGTGTTCAATATTATGATAATACTTCCAAACTATTTCTTCTGCTTTCTCTATTGGTTTCATAATTTTTCTATTTCTGTTTTAACTTCTTTCCAATATTTAAAATCTGATTTATCAACTCCAAGTACATATTCTAAAAAATGTACCATTTCATCAACTGCAATTATTGTGCATTGTTTGGCATAAATAACGTTTGTAAAATAACCACTATCTGTCTCCTCAGTTCTTATTGCAAAACAATATTTATCAAATAATTCTTTTGCTTTTTCTTTCGGTGTCATAACTTTTTTAGTTCTTCTTTAACTTCTTGCCAATAATCTAATGAAGTCATTGTTTCAGATTCTTTTATTAAATCTTCAACCGATAATATAGCGCATTGTTTAGCTATATCATAAGTACCATTAAAAATATGAACAGATAGTAAGATATTATATTTCTCTACTAACTCGTTTGCTTTATCTTTCAGTGTCATTGTATCTCAATATTAATGTTTTCTTTGAACTCGTCAATCTGCTTGATAACATTGGAATAGGTCTGCGCCATTGTCTCGTTGTTATTCTCTACAAATGTAGATGCAAATCTTTCTACTCCACTTATGAAAGCATTTATAGTTTGCTTGATTTCTCGTTTGTGAAACATGTTGTCGCTAACATCATCTAAGGAATGCAAAGCCGATTGGCAAAGCATTGTTGCATGTGCTATGTGTTTGTAATATTCGATCGCTTGCTGACGTTTAGCCTCAGTCAAATCGCTGAGGCTTGTAACTTTCTTTTTCATGTTAAAACGGTGTTTCTTCTGATTGAACTTTATTTACTCTCCACGCTTCATTGTTCGTGAAATACTTGCCTTGCCACTCGGTGGTCTTAAAGTTAAAATGCACTTCTACTTCCTGGTCTACCTTGTTGTATTGTAGGAACTTATCGACTTTCTCGGTTCCAAAGATACTGAACTTTGCACTCTGAGGATACTGCCCACTTGTTTCAGTAACTACAAATTCTACTTTTTTATTCGTTCCTACTTCGACCACTTCTAAAATATTTGTAATCTTTCCTGAAAATTTCATTTCATTTACTTTCATCTTCTTTTATTTTATTGTTAGCTATTCTAAACGCCTCTTTGACGCATTCTGTAACACTGTACTTTTTCTTTTGGTATTTTAGTCGCATACGAATCTCATCGATTGGTATGTCCTGAAAATTGACTATTGATTTCTTCATATTGTTTTCAAATATAACTCTAATTCATCATTATTTAATTGCTGAATCTCATAAGTGGATTCATAATATAAATCGTTCATTTTATTGTTAAGTTTATGTTTTCTACTAATCGACAACCATACACTGTTTCACCACTTTCTAAGGCTTTTTTAATTGCTACCTTGTCTGCTGTTTCTGTAACCTTTACACTCTTATACTGCTTTGGCAAATCGTTCACATCATATTCAACAACTACTTGCTTTGATTTTCTTGTTCCTATCTTAAGGAATCCAGCTTCATAGTTGCCAAATAAAGAAACTGCTTGTAACAAGTTTGTTTTAAGTCTTGATACCAATGTATCGTTATTCTTTTTAATCGCTTGTAATCGCTTTATTTCTTCGTCTATTCTATCGTTAAGGCTTTCTCTTTGCTTGATAACTTCAACATAAGCAATAGATTTTACTTGTAGCTCTGATTTGTTAATCATCAAAGCATCTTCTAACTCAGTAGTCAAAACACCTTCTGCTTGCTCTACTTGGTTAATTAGCTCTAAGTAGTCGGTGTTTATTTTGTATAATGATTTTTCTAACATAACTCTAATTGCTGGGTAGTTAATTCAAACTTCTCTTTTAGCTTTTCCATTGTATACTCACCTTTCTTGATTTTCTCAAGTGCAGCTTGTAAACGTTCGTCTGTTATTGTCTCTTTGCGCTTGCCTGTTTGCTCGCCACTTGCGTCGATGTCCTTATCTGTTACAAGTCCTAACATTGAACTCAAAGTGTAACGTCTGAAGTAAGTGAATGCAGACCCCATAACCTGGTAATCATTCATCCCTTTAAGTTGTACGTTCATTGGAATGTCTGCAATGCTTTCAATAGATTCACCGCTTTCAATGTGAAATACTATCGTTTTCATTTGATTGTTTACGATTGGTTGCGTAAACCCTAACCCATGTTTTTTCATCAATGGGTTAATGATTTTGTAGATTGCTGTAAGGTCTGCATAAGAGTAACCGTAACCAGCAGTTCCTTTGTGTATTGTTGGCACTTCTTGTTGGAAGTTTGCCAACGCTTTGTATATATTTTTCATGATACAATTAATTTAACATTGTTTTTCTTAAAGATTGTCATTTCTAAATCGTATTCGACCGAATCCCAATTTATGTTTAAATGGTCAATTAATACGTCTTGTTCAAAAGCTCCAAGTACAATCGACCCGTTGTAAATGCTAATTGAAAAGAACTTTGAAGCATCGACCTTTCTAAGTATCAATGCTAATTTTCTGAGGTTTGTTTTCATTGTGTGTTTTTTTTTAGTTAGTAGTCAGGACAGGATTTGAACCTGTAAGTACCATCCGGTACAGGCACCTTTCTAATGGGAGCGGAAACCACTCGCATGCCCGTGTTTAACCAATTTTCACCACCTGACTCAGCCCAAAGGCTCAACTTGTTTTATTAGTACGTCAAAGAATTATACAACAAATATAAACATTAATTATTAATCTGCAAGTATTTCTTTAAATTTTTTTAAATTATTTATTAAATAATATTTGAAACCTTGCGCTTCAAGTTGTTTCTGTTGGTACTTTTGAAGCTCTGATTGTTTGCCTATCAACGATTTAAACTCTACAAAGATTGTTTTACCGTCTTTGTACATACAAAGGTCAGGCCAGCCATTAATCGAACATTTAATTATCTTACAACAAATCCAGCCTTTTGCCTTAGCATGTTTTATGCAACTACTTTGAATCCTTTGTTCGCTCATACATCTTTAATGTAAAGTTTTTCTTTTTAGACACAACTTTATAAATACGTTCCGACAAAGAACCTTTACCAAACACAAAATAAACATCGTTTTTCTTTCTTTCTTTAGTAGTAAGTCTGTCGATAGCTTGCAAAAAGTGTGTGCCACTATATCCAAACGAGTAAAAAACCAGTGAATGCGCAGCACTTAGATTAATACCCATGCTACTTGCGTATTGTTGTCCAATGTAATGTTTATCTGTTCTATTAAATTCATCTAAGTCGGTTGTAAAGTTAGGAAATACAAGTTTTAACAATTCAAACTCCTCAACAAAGTAGTAAAGTATTGCTAATTTTTTACCTTCAAAGTAGTCTCTAATAAATTCAGCTTTGCGTGTGTTAAGAATCATTGATTTACCACATTCAAACTTTATTGTTCCCGACTCAAGCTGATGAACCTTCTGCATTAACTTTGCTCCCGTGTCTGCTAATATTACATTTTCTTTGCCCTCAATGATTAAATCTTTTTCCAATCGCTCGATTAAGTTTCTGCATAAAGTAGGGTAATATATTACGTGTTCATTTACCTTTGATTCAAAACCGCTTTCTTCCTGTGTGAACTTCAATATATAAGGCTGTATAACTGCATCTATTAAGTCAATCTTTGCATCTGAGTAGTCGTTAATCAATCCATGACCTAACTGCCTTTGCTTAACATTTACGAAAGTCTTTGACCATTGATAAAAGTTTTTATATTGTGCAAACGGGTTGTATGCACTAAGCCAAAATTGGTGATACCATTGCGAGTACGATTCTGCTGAAGGTGTACCCGAAAGTAATATCATTGGTACACGTGAAAAGCGCAACTTAAAATCTTTCGTCCTATTACTTGGTTTAGGAAACGCACCCATAGAATGCGCCTCGTCCTGTATAACTATATCAAAATCATTATCTGTTACCTTTTGTAATGACTCATTGTTTATTACCGTTAAATCGAATGTAAATCCAAAATCTTTGTAGTCACTTTCTATTGATCCAATAGCTTTTTTCTTTGTTAAGAACAGCACTTTTTTAGCTCCGTATAGTCTACATGTTTCAAGTGCCGTTGCCGTTTTTCCAACACGCACGCTGAACTGAAGGTAAACTATTCGTTTTTCTTTTAATATGTTAACCGCTTTTTTAGATAGGTCAACTTGATAATCTCTTAATTTTAAAATGGACATTCTTCTTCAGGTT